TTATTAATTTATCGTACATCTAAAGTAGATACATATTATTTTCTAAATATTTTTTCATATAATTTTTTTCATATAATTTTATATCAATAACAAAAAATTGATATATTTTAATACATTTTTTATATACAAAATGACATCAATTAATAAAATGAACTTCTTAAACAAAGATATAACAAATCACATTTTATATGGAAAATCTTTCACATTTTGTTTATCTAATTCAAAAATAATATCTTCTATACATAGATCACCTCGTGGAAACGATTGTTGGATATGTGAACACCAATATTGTACTGAATATTTATTATCTAGAATAGAAGGTGATTATATATACTTTAAAGTTAAAATTAAAGATTATGCTCATTATGATAATTATATATGTAATTATGGTAATGCAGGTATTAGTGAAACAGTGTTAAAAAATATACAAAATGAAGTATCAAACGAAATTAAAGAATTATATGCAGAAACAAAATGGAAAGTTAATAAAACAACAGGTCAATTATATGTATTCGCTACCCATATATACGGAGATAAATGGGAAATTTATGAACCAAATGAATATTCTATAAAAATAAAAATATTAAAGTTATAATTATTATTATATATATATATATATGAGTGAATTAGATATAAACTCTTTATTAAAAGCAGTTGATAATGAAAATAATGAACATTTGATAAATCTAACAAACCAAATTATAAAAAAACAAAAAAATGATATACTTCAAAAATTACAATTAAAGAGAGACACATTAAAAATATTTCACAAAAAATTAAAAAATTATAGATTTGTAAGTGAATTACACGAAATACAATATGGTGCCTATATTAGATGGATTAATTTGAAAAAAAATGATGATATAAAATTAACCAACGGTGGCATTATTTGTGATATTTGTGTGAATGACAATGGTCTATGGATAAAATGTAAGAATAGTATGAACCGTTTTTTTCAACTTAATTTCGAAGAATGTGTTGTTTTCCAAAGAATAAATGAACAAGAAAAAATTTTGCTATCTGTATTGGATTTCCTAGACAAGGATGACGAATAATCATTTTCTCCTTCGTCTTTTTTTAGTTTTTCGCATGCGTATACCTTTCTTTTTTTTATATAATCTATATTTACTAGTCTTATTTGGCATTAATTTATATCCTTTCTTACAACTAAATTTTGAAAAATCAAACCCTCTATTAATAAATATTGATTTTCTACATATAGCAATAGATTCAGGTTCTTTTTTTTTCACCTTTTTTATACATCTGCACAATTTAGTTGCTAAAATTTTTTCAGCTTCTTCCTTTATATTTTTAGATTTATTAATGTCATAGAATTCCAAGATTGTTTTATAATCTTTTATATTCAATTTATGTTTCATATAAAGATATATATTACATAAATATAATAAAAAATTTGTGTAATTATATAATATCATTTTATTATATGGAGGACACACAAAATCATAAAAAAATAATTGTATTTGACCTAGATGAGACCTTGGGACATTTCACACAAATCGGAATTTTTTATGATATTATAAATAAATTTTATAGTATTCACACAGGTCATTATGAATATATTAAATATATAAAAAAACCAACATTTGAAGAATTGATGGATATGTATCCTGAATTTTTAAGACCAAATATGATAAAAATTTTAAAATATATTAATAATGCAATTGAAAAAAACAAGGTTAGTACAGTGATGATATATACCAATAATCAAGGTCATAATGCATGGGCAAATTATATTGTTGATTATTTAAATAAAAAAATCGGTTCAAAAATTATAAAACATATAATACGAGCATTTAAAATTGGTAATAAAAAAATAGAACCAAATAGAACAAGTCATATGAAAAATTTCAATGATTTTTTGAAATGTACAAAATTACCCAAAAATACAAAAATTTGTTTTGTTGATGATGTGGAATATAAAGGTATGATACATGAAAATGTATATTATATTAATATACTACCATATAAATACAACATTCCTGTTTTTGAATTATTACACCGTTATAGTAGGTTTATTGTTAAAAAATATATTAAACCTAGAAAAAATAAATCAAGTTATATAACACATTATAAAAATTTTAAAGATGCTTTTCAAAATTATACATTAATGTGTTTTAAAAAATATAATTATGTTATTGATGAACATTATGCAACAAAACGTAAGATTGATAAAATTATAAGTACGCGTTTATTAGAAATGATAGATGATTTTATTAATGACAAAGGAGAATAAATTTTATAATGTGGAAATTGGTATATAGATTATATTGATGTATTTATATTGTTTTCACGTCATTTTCATTGTTTTTTTTTATCTTTATAAACCTTTAAGGTTCTAGCACTTGCATCATTCGCCTGCACAAAATTCGGCATCCAAAAATATGGTATTATTGTCCCCATATTATTAAAATGATCGTCAAATATTTTTCTGTAATATTCTTGTTCTTTCGTTTTTGGATTATTATAAGTATCATTATTATAATGTAATGAATTTATATGATTTAATTTTGATACCCTTTCCTGAATTACTTCAAACCATGATTTATTTTCACTACTAACGCCATCAGAGAATGCTTCTTTTGTTCTCCATAATACTTGTTGTGGTAACAAATTCGGATCTAATACATCAATACATTTTCGAAATATATATTTTTCACAATGATTCATATGTGTTTCAAATCTCACCTTTCTATCTATCGATAAATATGTACACACTAATCTATAATCTAAAAATGGTGTTCTTGTTTCTAATCCATGAGACGATATACTACGGTCCGATCTTAATACATCAAAATGATGTATATTGGATAATAATTTTTTACACTCATTATCAAATAGTATTGAATTTGGGCATTCATGAAAATATAAATAGCCCCCAGCTAATTCATCACTACCATCACCATTAAATATAACCTTACATTTAGTATTTTTTTTTATGTATTTTCCAATAAGATAATTACCTACACTAGCCCTAACTGTTGTTGTATCATAACTCCCGATTGCTTTTATTACCTCCGGTATAGCATTAAAGAAGTCTTCTTCTGTTACAATCACTTCGTGGTGTTTTGTTTTTAAATGATTTGCTACAATTTTTGCATATTTTAAATCTTCTGAACCTTCTAAACCAATACTAAATGTCTCTATTGTAGATTTGGATAACTTACACACTAAAGCCGTTATTAAACTGCTATCTAATCCACCTGACAATAAACACCCAATTGGTCTTTCTGTATTTTCTATTCGTTTTTTAACCGATTCGATAAATGCATTATAAACTATATTCAATATATTTGTCATATTTAGATTTTTATTTTGTGATAATAATGGATTATACAAACTATAATATCCCTTATTTTCTGTTTTAATTTCCCATCTTGAATGACATTTCCAATCACGTACATACTTACTATATGTTCCCGGTGTGAATTGATGAACGGATGATTTTTTTGCCAACATTATACTTTGCACATTAGGATTTTTATAGTTATGTAATTCATTTAACATATTCGGTTCAGACGCAAACCCTATAATGGTATTTGTTTTTGATTTAGCAAGTTTGTGTATTTTCTTATCTGTATGATTTTCATATTCAAATTCCATTATATATAATGGTCTAATTCCAAATGGGTCGCGCGCAACATATAATTTATTACCTTCTATATAATCGGATTCGTCTAGTAATATAAAGGAGAATACACCATCTAATAAATGAAGAGTTTGATTAATACCATATAATTTATACAAGTGTAAAATAATTTCACAATCGGAATTAGTTCTCCGCTCTATGTTTAGTTCTTCAAATAATTCATTATGATTATAAATTTCACCATTACATACTAATGTAATATTATCCATTTTAAAAGGTTGATTGGAATTATCATCCAGACCATTAATTGACAATCTGTGAAATCCCAGATTTAATTCAATGTTTTTCTTAGACAAATATTTAGTATATTCAGGGCCACGATTTTGACCTTTCATGAATGATGCTTTAATAATATCATCATTATATGTCTTATTGTTATTCAATAATGCAAATATTCCACACATTTTAATATTAAAAACTGTTATGTTTAATACTTTTTTTCAATTATTTATAAAATATTAAAATAATTTATAAATATTGAAATAATTTAATATTATTATAATTTATATTATAATGTTTAATAATAATGGTGTTGTAAATGTAAATGGTGCATATTATAATCATATAAAAAGAGTTCCTGAATTAAATGATAGAATGTCATCTAGAAATGTTCCTTCTAATAATTTTAATATGAGTTTTTCTTTTCGTCCTGTGTCTATGCGATATACTACTATGCCAATAATTGATCCAAAAAATGATGCGTCTGTCCCAATTGAAAAACGCAGTGTTTTTAATCAAAATACTATGTTTAGTCCTGGTAATGGTGTTAACGGGCCATGGGGTGGATATACAACTAATATTGATACCGAATCAAAAATGCGTAATCAATTTTTTTCAATACAATCATGTGCACAATCGAAATTTATACCTTCGTCGAGTAGCGATTTATATAGTGTAGATGTAAATGATGGAAAAGAAAATTTTCAAACACATGAAGATTTATTTTCCAATAAACCTTTCAATTTATTTAACCCAAATTCATTAAATGTAGGAAATGGATTATTTAATAATAATACACGAATACAACGAACGCATACAAACAATTAAATAAATCTAACTATTTTAAATATAATATTTATTTTATTATATTTAAATGACAGACATAAGTTTTTCAAATAAATCCGATTATATTTCATATCAATATTTGATAAATAATGATCGAATGAAAAAAATTGGAGAACAGTCGCACGCAGACCAAAGTCTCTCTTTAAAGGATAAAAAATTTTATAGAAAAAGGTTCTACAATCTAACCAAGGAACTTTATAAAAACCAAATAAATAACCCATCACTTGAACGAATATTTAATAATTATCTTGATGAGTCAATTAAATATTTTCAATTTCTAGATCTAAGTGATTCGCTTCAAGAAGAATATAATAATTTAAATATTACCAATGGCGAAATGGGAAAATCAAATTTTAATTATAACATTGTCAAAGATAACGACATAATTGCTCGAAAAACACATTCTCGAAATAGTCTCGATAATTTTGTAATTAAGAAAAATATAAAGAAAAAAATAAATATTTTCCCGGAAAAAAAAGTTGTGAATTTATATGATAAAAAATTAAAAAAAAAAGGCATTAAGAAAAAAAAGAAAATAGTTAAGTAATAAATAAATGGGGCAAATTTTTTATGCTTATATCTTACAATAAGAAAAAAATGCTCGAAAAACACATTTGTTACTGGAATTTTTTAGTTATATTTATATATCATAATTATCTCACTATATATTAGATATGACACGTAAGACGCGAAAACGAAATCGATTTAAAAAACTTAATTGTAGTCCAATGGTGAATAAAACAAGAAAACATAAATTTAGTTGTTATAATGATAAACAAATAAATGATATTAAAAAAGTTTGGAATTTAAGACATCCTGATAAAAAAATCAATTTTAAAAATAGTAGAAAAATATGGGATAAATTGAAAGAATATATGACTCATATATGTGACAATGAATTTTGTTGGTTGAAACAAAATTTTATAAAAGGTGATTTATATAATTATATACACAAATATACATTTGCGCCAAATGCACCATATTCATGGCAAAAAAATCCAAATGAATGGTTATCTAGTATAGATATTATTAGTGTAATGAAACAATATGAAAAATTACACCCGATATTTAAATTTATTGGTCCATCACCTATTGACTTTGATAATAAAAATAAATATAAGGTTAATGAAATTTGTGTATGGCCAGAAATTTGTAATTTTTCATTAAAAAAACATATAGAAAATAATAAGAAAATGATCGGTATAATATTTAATACTGACCCGCATTTTAAGAGTGGTTCACATTGGATTGCTCTTTTTATTGATATTAATAAAAAATTTATATATTTTTTTGATAGTGCAGGTGATAAAGAACCAAAAGAAATAAATAAATTAATAAAAAATATAAAAAAACAAGGGTTGGAATTAAAACAACCAATTCATTTTAATACTCATAAAAACCACCCATTTCAACATCAGCGCGGGAATAGTGAATGTGGAATGTATTGTTTATTTTTCATTATAAAATTGTTAAATAACGCAGACAAGAAAATATTTCACAGCAAGGTTATTACAGATAAAGAAATGGAAAAACACAGAAATATTTACTTTAATTAAAAAAAATTGATTTTTTTTATTTATTATTTTCATATTTAAATAATAATTAACAATGAATTCTGCAAATATAAATTCTAGCATGCCTCATGAAGAACAAATTAAACTATTGTTGAAAACAATAGAAAAACTCAATGGTGATAATAGCTGTTCTGTTTGTATGGAAAACATTCCCCAAAATAAAATGGTTACGACAAGATGTAATCATCATTTTTGCAATGATTGTTTTTGGAAATGGTGTGAGAAAAACAATACTTGTCCAAATTGTCGTGCCGATTTAATGGATAAAAATCGAGAACAAGAGTTAAATATGAAGAATTTACTGGAACGACAAGATGAAATAATAGAACGTGTACAAGAATACTATGAAGAAGAAGATAAATTAAAACGCAGCATAGAGGAAAAATGGGCTATGCACGATAAATTACAAGATGATTATATCCAGTTGCAAAATGAATTGGGAGAATTACAAGATGAAGCTTGTGAAATACATGCATATAAAAGAAACCCCAAAAAAGCCATGAAAATGTTAGATAAAAGGCTTAAAAAACGCGGATTACGCATTTACGAAGAACAAAAGATAAAGAAAAAATTTGTATTAAATCAACTACTTCACGGTAATGATTATGAAAGTGAAACCGAAAGTAACGGATATGATGATTTCTCTGATGGATTTAATATGTTTGACACAGAAGAAACCGGTCATTATTGTACAAGTATAAAATGCAATTGTGATGTCTGCTCCTTGGATTGGTCACAGTTGTCAGATATTAGAGATGCGTCAGGTGAATTACCTGTTTGTCGGGTGATAAAAGCAGTAAGAGATGAATGGCAAAAAGAAAACGGATATCATAATTATGACTTAGAAGAAGGTGAAATTGATGAATATGGTGATATGCCCAACTTAGAAGAAATTGAAACTAATGAAGATGTTGATGATATCGATGAATATGAATATGAACTAGAATATATTAGAGGTAATTACAATCTTGATGTTCTAGCCGGAGTTACGATTGAAGCATCTGTATAAAAAATATTATTGTAACTATTTAAATATATATAAGAAATAATTACAATGAATAATATAACAAAAATAATTGGAACATTACCTTTAATGTTTTTTTATAATAAATTAAATAAGGAATTAGAAATGCGCCAAACAAAAAAATTAGCGATGAACTCAACAGCATTATTCCATGCGTGTTCTACTGTTGTATTGGGAATACAATATTTAGTTAAAAATAAATATGCATATTTGATACAATTTAACAGTGGTGGATATTTTTTATTTGATTTCTATTATTTATTAAAAGAGAGAAAACTTGATTTATTAAGGGGAATGTATTTATATCATCATATAACTAGTTATTTATATATGTTATTACCACAAGAACAACATTATTGGCCACATGTTTTTTTGTATGCAGAATTATCAAATATACCATCGTATCTTGTATATTATAGTTTGAAGCAAGATATACTGCATAAAATAAAAAATTATAAATCAAATCAAACAAAATTATTTATGAAAATACAATTGGTAACCTATACTATTATACGGTTTTTTGGTTTAGGATATTATGGATATAAGGAACTTGCGAAAAATAAACATCCGGTCGTATATTCAACATCAATATTATATCTATTTGGTTGCATATGGACACTAGTAATGTTAAAACAAAATTTAAAATAATATAAAATAATGTATTAAAAATTATTGTATATTATTAATAAAATGATTATAGGATTAATCGGTAATTTAGGTTCTGGGAAAGACTATATAACAGATAATTTTATTGTCCCTTATTTTGGTTATAAAAGAACACATATTATTTCTGTGGCCGATTCGTTAAAGGTCAATTTGATAGTTGATTATCATATAAAATTTGATTATTTGTATAAGAAAAAAACACAAGGATCGAGGCATTTATTACAGCATTATGGTACCGATGTGATGAGGAAAAAACACGGCAACGATATTTGGCTAAGACATTTAGATGCTTGGGTTAATGTATATGAAAACAGGGGAAAAGATATAATAATTATTCCTGATATTCGTTTTCAAAATGAAGTTGATTATGTTAAAAACAAAAAGGGGTTAATTATAAAAGTAGATGCCCCCGACCGGACATTGGATAAAATTTTGGATGAAAAATTAAAAGAAGAAATTGAACATTCAAGTGAAAAAAATATAAAAAATTTCAAATATGATTATATTATTAACAATTCGAAAACAAATGAAAATAATGTGAAAAAGGAAATTGAAGATGCTTTATTAACAATTGCCACTTGATATATCCAATACTATATTTAATTCATTGACTTTATCTTCATTTTTAATTGTAATATTATTTTGTTGAATATCCATTATAATATCAATTTGTTTTTTATCGATTGATGTGTGTTTTGTAATGTTATCTATTATTGTTTTGTTATCAAAATTTATATCATTATTATCTATTAAATTTTTGGTTAAATTTATATATTCATTTGATGATTTATTATCATACAATGTATTATTGATTGTTTGAATATCCATTAAATTTTGTTTTTTAGATATAGTGTTAATAGCATTTTTAATTTTTGAACGTTCATTATCTTCTGCCCACAGATTATCATCTTTAATAAACAATGTTTTGTTGTTAATATCAGTACAATGAATTGGTCGTTTTGTAATATCTAATCCATTTAGATTTGATACTATCATTTTACTAAGTGATATTGTATGATTTTCATTTTTGAGCTCATCCAATGAACGCCCTTTATAATGTATTGATTCAACAAAGTCTTTGATATTCATTGCGTCCTTACAAGTTTCATTTAAAAATATATGTAGATTCACTTGGTTTGTATATTTATTATGTATAGTAGTATTATTTATTGTGTTATTTATTGTATTATTAATAACACAACCGTCCTTCATATTATTGGATATATATTCTTGTAGTGCCTTATTTTGCTCTATTATATCACATAATAATTTATCTGTAATATTATTACTGTCATATTTAAAATCGCATTTTTTTTTATGTTTTGAAAGTCCAGATTTAAATTTATATGAACGACCACAATAACATATAAATAAATTTTTATTGGTTCTACTATTATTAATATTTGATATATGGGATACAATTTTCTGATTTTTTGAATAACATTTGATTTCCCCAACCTTGAATTTATTATGTTTTACCGAATTTAAATGTCTCTCATAATTAGACTTACGCACCGTATTATAATTACATAATTCACATGTATATATTGCTCGTTTTACATTTTTTTTGCTCATTGTTAATATATAATGCGATTTTTTTTTATGTTTATTTAAATTTTATATTATCAACAATGTTAATAAATTTTAAATAATATTGGAATATGGAGTGTTATCCAAAGTTATCCGAATTGAGTATACAAATAATTCACTAAATTTTTGGGAAACGTGCTCGTTTTGCTCGTTTTGCTCGGTAATTTTTTTTTGGTGCGAAAATAATATTTTTTTCTTATTGAAACGTTATTGTATAAATAATAATATGTATATGAATATAAATTATTTTC